AAAGGTGGTGTTCCTTATGTCGGTTCCACCAATTCCCTTAGCGGAAGCGGCGGTTCGCAGCCCTTGAAGATTCGCCCCGTCAAACGAAGCCCTAAAAGGCTTCATTCGTGCAAGGTTCGCACCGGAGAGGTCAGCGTCTTGGAAGTTTGCCCCCTCCAACTTTGCCCCCGACAAATTGGCATTGACCAAAGTTGCGTTGGAAAAATTGGCTTGTTCGGCGTTTACCTTCGTCAAGTTTGCGTCGGTAAGGTCTGCGTCTCGGAAACTACCCAATGGGACATACGCCTTAGTGAAATTAGTGCCAATAAGTTTTGCGCCGCTGAAGTCGCTCTCCTTGCCACGTTGTTCGGTGAAATCCTTGCCGGAAATGTCTTGTCCGGCAAAATCAGCCCTGATGTGCAAATCGCCAGCGACCCGTGCGGTGCTGAAGGTGTCGCTCGTCCATTCGACGGGTGCGGTGGGGAAACAGTGGGTGCAAAGCGTTGAGCCACCTTGGGCAACGGCTTCTTCTTCGGTCAAACCAGAAAAACGAGGCAACCATACAAAAGAAGTAGGGGTTATGCCGTTATTGCAAGAATGGCACTCCATTGACGAGTGAATGTGACCGTCTTGAACTCCAAAGTATCGGTTCCAACCCTCATAGTGGGAGTCGGCTTCCTCATAAACGGCACGGGCGGTGTCACGGGCTTCCTTGGTCTTTTCAAGTTCCGCCATAGATTTATCAAAATCTTCTTTGTAGTTGCGAGGCGACCCATACTGATTCTTTTCGGGAAACTCACCAAACTTGCCAGCGAGCCGTGCTTCGATAAGTTGGAACGCCTTTGGGTTCACCATTTGCTCGCCCGTGACGGTGGTGTAGACAGTCCGTTGTTGCTTGCCGTAGCCCTCCTTCTTTACTTCTACGCCTTGCTTTGCATACATAGCGGCACGTTCCTCGGCAACCATTTTGTCTGCAACCGTTCCCTGAAACTTGTAATACTTCTCGGCAATGTCGGTGTCTATACGCACCATTTCTTCACGGTCAGTGATTTTGCCGTTGGTGTTCACTCCGGCGGGGTAACGACCTGTCCCCTCAGGGTGACGACCCGAACCAGGCCCACCTTTAGCAACGGGGTAGTTGCTCAACGGGCGCAACAGTTCTGAGGTTGAGAACGGGGTCTTCATAGCCCCTAGATTACACCAGCGATTTTGAATTTAGTCGCAGCAAGAATCCCGCCACCCACACTTGCGACACTTGAAGTGGGCGTGTTCGGGGGTGAGTTCAGAACCACAATGCGGGCACTCGGTGAAACAGGCAAGCGAATTATTTGTTCTTTCGGTCACGAAACCACTTCACCAAGTTGCGGGAGTAAACAATACCGTAGAAGAGTCCGAAAAAATCAAAGCCGTATTGGTGGCTAACGACTCCGTAGATAAGCCACAAGCACAAATTGAATAATACAACTAGCCAACTCCACCAATACTTACGTCCAATTAGAAACGAACCGCAGACACCGATTCCCTCTAGAACCCACGACCACAGTTGCATTTAGTAGTCGTAGTCGTAATCGTCGTAATCGTCGGGTTCCCTAAAGTTGTCGTCTTCTCGACTCTCTTCTGCGTAATCTGTTGCCCTTCCTTCAATCCAAGAGTCAGAGTAGCCTTTTCCGCCGCCCGTGTAAGCAAAGTGCAACGCTTGTCCAGCCGTGCAGATTGGAACTCGCTCGCCCTTGGTGTTGTCTCCGAAGACCCAACTGTTAGGGGTAAGTTCCTTTGGTGCGTCTTCTTCCTTGCCCGATTGAGAAAAAGAAAAGTTGGTAAAACCCTTAATCAACGACTCGGCTCGAACCGCATAAGCACCTTTGGTTTCGTATTTTCCGTCATTGGCAAGGTCGGTCATAATGCTGTTGATTTTGTCGGGCAAAGAAAACTTGTAGTCCACCCGTGCTGTGCGCTCGTCGTCTAAGAAAACTTCGTAGTCATCGACCTCCACGTCTCCGGCGGGATACATAGTGTATGCGTCGTAGTTTTCGTCCTTGTTGGGGTCAAGGTAGCCCCTGCGCTCGTTGCTTGAAAACTCGTAATACTCCACATTGCCGTTGTTTTCCTTGACGGTTTGAACTGCCGGTATGGGCATCTTGCGACCAATTGCTTGACGGTAGCGAGACAACTCGCTGTTTGCTTCAATTCTGAAGTCTTCCTTGTGGCGACCACTGCCCGGCCCGCCTTTGACGACGGGGTAGGTGCTGGCGTTCGGTAGCAGTGCGTCAGTTGAGAATGGGTTGTTGCTCATACCCTAAACAATACACCCCACCTGCGACACAGCGGTTGATAGTTACTCGTCCTGAAGAATCCTGTCCAACGTGGCGTTGAGTTCGTCCTGTTGCCCCTTTCCATTCTTTACGCCGTCCTGCACCATTTGGTTCAGGCGGTTGATGTTGTGCTGGTAGTTGGCTTTGATTACGTCGTAAGCGTCGCTGGTGGTCTGTGAGAGGACGGCTGAAGCCACCGCCATTTCTTCGTCGGTCATTTCGCCCGCCAGCCATTTCTTCGTAATCTCGCCCGCCCGTAGAGCGTGATTCACGGTCACTTGGTGACGGTCATACTTGGCGTGGTTCTCGAACATTTCCTCGACTTGTGCGATGAGGTAGCCCAACTTCTCGGCTTCGTGTTGAATCGAGGCAATGAGCGACGGGTCTGGATACTGAGGCTTATTCACTGCAAATCCGAATCACTAACTCTGAGGTGACGTGATACTTCTTCGCCACGTCTGCGGGGTCTTCACCCTTGGTCACAAGCCGACGAATTGCCTCAATTGTCCTGTGTCGTGAGTCCTGTCCACCACAGCCTCGACACTTGCCTCGATACGGGATTTCACTATCCACCCATTCGGGCGGGCGGGAATCCACAAGGTCGTGGGGGTAAATCAACTTCACCGAGCCAACCGATACTCGTTACGGTTCTGGGCGGCTCGGATTGAGCGAACGTCCTGCATTAGCGGTTGCGAGCCTTCTCTAAGCGGTTGATTTCGTCGTTGATGTAGAAGATTGCCTTTTTCAAGTCCTCAATGTGCCTTTGGTCGTCCTTGATACCGGCTCGCCACAAATACTTGATTGCGTTTCCAATGTTGAAATTCCGGTGACGGGTCACTTCGATACATTCAATCCCCGACGGGTCGCTTGTGTAATGTGCGGGGTGATTTACAAAGTCTTTCACTTTTTCTCCTTCAGTGTTGCCAACAATACCGAAATTGGGGTTAGCAAATTGGCGTTTACCGCAACTCTTTTAGGGTCGCCATTGTAAGCGGTTCCAAGGGGGTAAAGGTCGCTGGCAAACCCCCCACCCAATCGGAAACATTCATTTGGGGTCTTCGTAAATCAACGGATACAAAATTTCTACGACGGATTCGTGTTCGAAGAACTTTGCGGTCATTAGTGCCCTTTCCACACCGTCCACCAACTCTTTGATTCGAACCTTCATTTTGGCTTCACGGACGCAGTGTGGGCAATAATCCTCACTCCAACCGTGCGGGCAATCAGGAGGGGAGGCGGTTCGCTCGGTCATCTGCCAAACTGCCAGCCCGCCATAATGCAGAGCAAACCCGCCAACACAGCAACAACCAACGCTGCCGTGTTCACGGTGCGGGTTTCTCAGCGAGAGCCTCTAGCCCCTTACGGATACAAACGTCTACGCCATCTCCGTAGCGGTGCTGAAAGCGTGTCGTGTAGTCCCAGAACGGGGTATCCCCGAAAGCGGTTTCCATTATGACGTAGGTGTTGAGGTCGTCTGCGTCCGTGCCACCCGATTCCCGCCCAATGTGCAAAGACTTGATTGGAAGGTCGTTTACTCGAACGTCGATGTGAATGGACATTACTTGGCGGCGACAACCACGGGTCGAATCGCAACAAGATAAAAAACCGCTGCGAAAATGCCGAAGAGGAAAATCAGAATCGCCCACAGAGCCTTGCTCTTACCAGCCTTGGCGTAAGCCGTGCTGGGCTGAACGAGCGAGTCAATAAACGAGCCAATTGTCACAATGGCAACAAACAAAATAATAAACGAGTCCATAGCCCCCCCCTGATTGGTTGCACCCACTCTACCAGAGTTGATGATTTGTGGTCAAGTGTTATTTGCCCCTAGCCCAAAATCCAGCAATAAACCCAGTGGTGCTAGAAATGAATGAGGAAAGCACGACGATAGCGGTGTGCGACATTAGTTCTCCCTTTGTTGAATGTTGTAAGCGATAAGCAGGGCTTCGGCAAAACCCTGAGCAAAGCCGTTTTCATAGTCACTCTGCTTGGCTAACGCCAACTTGGTGTGGTGACGTGCTTCGTTTGAGAGAACCTCGACTGCTTCATTTAATTTTTTGCCCACGACCGTCCTTTCGCCATTCGACTGCGTTGCGAAAGTATATAACTTGATAAACGCAAGACGCAAGCAAAAATCCGTATTGTTTACTTATCACGGAGTAAACAATCCACGTCACGTTGTAAAACGACATTACGACCCACGCCCACCAATAACGTTTGCCCGTCAGGTAGGTTCCCGTCAAACCCATAATGCTCAAAATCCACGACCACAGTTTCATACGCTTGGTGTCCATAATTCCCCGTTGCGGAGAATCGGCGGAATATCGTCAATCGGCTGGTCGAGGGTGATGACCCTGATATTTGTTTCTGCAAACATTTGCTCGGCGGACTCGATACTGTCGTCCCAATGCGAGTTGTGGTGTGGCGAATTGTAGCGCACCACGGTTGTAATGCCCGCTTGAATAATTGCACGGGCGCAGTCGTGGCACGAAGCCCAAACCGCCACCATTGTCGCCCCACGGGTAACAAGACCGTTTCGGGCGGCTTGATAAATCACATTGCGCTCGGCGTGTTCGACAAAGTGATACTTGGTTGGGCGTTGCCACCGCTCGGAAGATTTCACTACGTCATTTGGAAAATCGTTCACCGCCAAAGCGAACAAATCGTTGCCGCCGTAAGTCAAACAAGCCGCATTTTGCGTCGAGGGGTCAGGGCTTTGCGCCGCCAAAAGCAGAACATATTTCATTTGCGGGTAAAAACCGCCTAGTTCCTGCGCCGTAGCCATTTCCAAATGGTAACAGGGTTGGGTGGTAAAAAAATTATTCACCAACGGTGGCGGACAACGAATCTGGGTCGTCCAAATCACAATGTTGAGCGTTGGTGCGAAGGTGCTTCCAAACGCCCTTTGGCATAACGACACAACCACCGCAGTTTACGCACGTCTTGGCGTATTTTGCCACCCACGTTCGAATAAAAGCAGAGACAGCCCCAGAAGCGTATTCTTCCACGCTGACGTTTGTTTCCTTCGCCGCCGTTTCGAGAAATGTGTATTCTTCTTCAGTTAGGTCAATAACAAATGTGCCCACGGCTTACAGAATACCCTTTGATTATTTCAAGTCGAGTGTTGCAAAACGACAGAGCGACAGGGGAATCTCCACAAAATCTTCTTCGCTTGTGTAGATTGTGCGCTTCTTCACAATCTTGGCGGTAGTGAAATCTTCTCCCCGCACCGCAAGAAAACGGGTTCGCTCGTCATTGAGCATAAGAAAATGATGGTTTGGCAAGGCAAACTTCAGTTTTCGGGCGGCAAAGTGAACGGCAGAGTACGGAAATGTATTTCCCTTCCAACTGTGCTTGACTTCGACTTCCCAGCCAAACGTTTTACCACCACGGGTTCCGAGTAGGTCAATGCCGTAATCGTCGGGATTTACCCACGCTTCGTAGCCTTTGACTTCGAGCCACGCAATCACTTGGTGCTTTGCCCCGTCATCAGCCTCATACAGCGAAGGACTGAAGGGCTTGGAAACCATTTTGCCACACTACCACGGTTGGTGACTGCGTGTTGTAATTACGTCGTTGTTATTCCGCTACAACCGCAGTAATTGGGATACCGAGACGGTGCAGGGCTTCGTTGGGCATTTCGACACCCTCGACCCACTCTTCGTAAATGCTCTCTGGGGCGGAAAAACCGTAATCGCCCACCTTGAATTTTACCTTTGGTTGCTTGGGCGTGGATTCACGACCTTCCAAAACCTCAGTGAAATCTTCGTCGTCAAAGCCCGTGCCCTCCAGCGAATCAAGGCTCTTTAGAACGCTACCGAGTAGGTCGTTGTCGTAGGTTGCTTTGTCCGCCGTGCGGTTATCCGCTAGAACAATTTTGGCAGCCGCCACTTCGTCCACGTCCACCCAAACCACAGCAATTTCTGTCCACCCAAGGGCTGAGGCGGCGGCGGCGGTATGGTTGCCCTTCAAAATCTCGTTGGTGCGTCGGTTTACAACTACGGGGCGATACTGCCCCAAAACCCGCAAAGACTCGCTCACAGCCCCTATATCGCCCTCACGGGGGTTCTTGTGGTATCGGCGTAGTTCCGAGAGGGGGACAAGTTCTGTGGCTTCCAGCGTGTATTCAGCGGGTTTAGAGGTCTTTGCTTCCTTGGCTTCCTTGGGCTTTGGCGGGCGAGGTTCCTTGGGAACGTCAAGTCGTGCCCGCAGTTCCTTGTTGATGGCGGCTTTTTTGTCCCCCACAACCTCGATAATGGAGTTCAACCAGATTTCGTGGAGTTCGTGGTCGAGTTGCGCCCGCCACGCCCCAATGCGAATTGGAACATTGAGGTTCTCGATTTCGTCGGTTTCGTTTTTGGGCTGGGAAACGCCTCCGCCGGACGATTCGGACTCAGATTCCAATTCTTCCAGTATTGACGGGTCGTAGCCAGTTCCTTCGAGGTCGGGCAGTTCCCGCAAAAGGTCAATCAGGTATTGGTTGTTGTAGGTGGCAATGTCCGAAGTGCGGTTGTCGGTAATAAGTACCCGCAGAGCGTCACTTTCCGAGCCTTCGTAGCGAGTAATGGCGACTTCCTTCCAGCCCAACGACTTTGCCGCCTTCCAAGTGTGCGTTCCGGCAATGATTATGTCGTTCCACACAACCACGGGTGAGTATTGCCCATTGACGGTGAGTGATTCGGCAATCGCCGCCACGTCGCCCATACGGGGGTTTGAGGGGTGGGGCTTGATTGAGTCAATGGCGACTTTTTCCGCCCGAACGTTGATAGCCATACAGCAAGGCTACCCCCCTTAGATAAAAAAGAGGGGTGGCACGACAACGAGATAGGAGGAACCTATTGCGTGTCTGTTTGCCCCGCTGCCGTGCCGATAACAGTGTATCAGGGTTGAGTACCAACTGCAAGTTATTTATTAGCACGGGGGCAAGGACTCGAACCCTGAATGGCAGAGCCAAAATCTGCTGTGTTGCCAATTACACCACCCCCGTAAGGCTTGTTCAGTGTATCGCCTTAGCGACGGGGGTAATTGGATAATGAACGAAGAAGGTCGTCGGTAAAAAAGGACTTTTTGGTGTCTTGCGGAACGGTTGTGATTTCCTGCAGTTTCACGCCCTTCTCCTTGTCCCACGTCAAGCCCAACTTCACGGCGTTATCCCACGTCGTGTTGATTTCGTAGACCGGCAGACGCATTGAGGGGTTCAAAATGTGCATTGCGATAGCCGCAGCCCAATTGTGGTGTCCGTCGAGAACGTGACCGTCCGAGGTGACAAGGATTCGCTGGTCGTCGGGGTAGCCACCCTTCTTCAAATACGATTCCAAAATTCCACCAGCCTTACGCCCGTTGATTTCTTTCTGAATAGGCTTTAGGTCTTCGGGGTTCACTTCTTTTTTAGTGAAAGTAATGCCGTGCTTGTCGCCCAGCCATTTCAAAAACTCAGGACGCTCGTTTGATTCAATTTGTGGCATTTTGATTCGGGCAAAGCCCTTGCCATTGTGTCCAATGAGATATGTGCCCATAAGACGCAGTTCGGTAATGTCGAGCGGTGACTTTCCGCCGAGGTGCGCCATTGCTTTGATAATGTCGGGAAATGACGTGCGTGTAATTTCGGGGTCACGACCACGCCTCAATGCACGGGCGATATTGGAAGCCATTTCCTTTATTTCTTCGGGCGTTTTACCAGCCGTTGTGTGTGGGCCGTGTTCCGGTTGCTTGCGATTAGCGGGAGTTTTGGAATTCGGATTGGTCTTCGGTGCTTTAAGTCCGTTTCTACTAGCGGGGGCAGGCTTGGGCTTTGCCTCCGTTTTCGGTTGAGGCATTTCCTCACGGGTGGACTGATAACGGTCTTCGGAAACTTGATTACGGGCTGGGTCGGATTGACGCTCAGGTTGAGCCGTGGTGTGCCCCTTGACACCAGACCCCTCGCCACCCTTGGCGACGTGCGACAAAAGACTGTCGATAGAGAATGGCGTTTTCATACCCCCAAGGATACAGAACGATTTTTGAAATCCAATTGTGGAGAGTAAGGGACTCGAACCCTTGACCCCCTGCTTGCAAAGCAGGTGTTCTACCAACTGAACTAACTCCCCAAATTCGTCACATCACTCTAGCAACCCTGTTATTGTTCTTCTCGCCGTCAAATAACACGGTCTTCGCTGGAAAGTCTGGCGTTGTAATCAAACTGAAGCAATCCGACACTGCAAAGGTTTAACGATTTACCCCCACTGCAAAGTGGGGGTTTTTCGTTTATTGCGCCATTCCTCGCTGAGCAAGCGCAACAAGAAGGTCGCCCAACAATGAGTTGTCTTCTTGCTCGTCGTCGTCCGAGCCGTCAATGGCACGGTTCACGATTCCCCGCTTGCGCTCGATAAGAGCCGCAATGTCTTCGTCAATCGTGTTCTGCGTGAGCATTAGCCAACCCGTCACGGAGTCTGTCTGACCGATACGGTGGCAACGGTCTACCGCTTGTTCCATATCGGCGGGAGTCCAACCTTGCTCGATAAACAGCACGTCGCTCGCTGCAGTCAGGGTCAGACCAACGCCAGCCGCCTTGATTTGGCAGGCGATTACCTTCTGGTCGTCTGACTGTTGAAATGCGTCCACGGCTTCCTGACGCTTCTTCATAGACACGCCACCCTGAATCTTGCAATTGCCCGCAAAGTTATCGGCAACCATATCCACGACTTCCGTGTGCCAACCAAAGACAACCAACTTTTTGTCCTGAGCAAGAAAATCCCGAATCCATTGCTCAGCCGCCTTCATCTTCGCCTTGGCTGCGAGTTGCTTTAACGTCGAAATAGAAACAAGGTGTTCTGCGCCACGGGCACGAAGGGCACGTTGCCACGCTTCGTTCTGCGCTTCCTTGTCGGACGCACCGGACTCACGGGCAATGCGAAGAGCCTCTTCCGAGAGATACTTCACAATGTCGGCTTCCGCCTTCTTGTATTCCTTCATAATGTTCTTGTCGCCCTCAACGAGAACTTCAGACCACATCTTCGGGGGCAACTCGGTCAGCACGTCAGCCTTGCGACGGCGAACGTAACAGGTCGCACGGAGTTTGCGATTGAGCGAGGCAAGGGTGCGAGCGTTTGAGCGTCCGTAGGCGTTGCGGAATTGCGACGACCCACCGAAATCGCCCAAGCGGTTCAGCACTTTCAACTGCGTCATTAGTTCAAGGGGTTGGTTTACGATTGCCGTTCCCGATAGGCAGATACGAACGCCGTCGTCCGTCACTTTCTCGGAAAGCGAGATACACGCCTTGGCACGAATCGTGCTTCCGTTTTTGATGTAGTGGCTCTCGTCCAAGACCAAGCCCCTGATGTTGCCAAACTTGGAATACCAATGGTCGAGAATGTCGTAGTTCACGACGTAGATGTCAGCGTCGGGGAGGTTTCCGGACGTGCCCGACAGCACAGCGACCCGAACGCCGTCAATCCACCTCTCAGCCTCTCGCTTCCAATTTATTTTGAGCGAAGCGGGAACGACCACGACTGCGGGAAAAGCGTTAGCCGCTTTGAGAACGCCCAAGCCCTGCGGGGTCTTGCCTAATCCCATTTCGTCGCCAATCAGAACGCCCTCATTACCTTCACGAACCTTGGTGAACTTGCCGTCGGCATACTCAAAGCCCATAGCCCGCATTGCATAGCGAACGCCCGCACGTTGGTAGGGAAACAGTTGAAGGTTGGGCTTACCAAACCCTTCAATAATCAACTCAGCGTCGCTGGCGGACGACGAGGCAATAATGTCTCGAACGTCAGCGGCTTCTTGGAGAAGAGCCATTGCGTCGGGGGTGACGACAGCCTCTTGCAGTGTTACAAAAGCCAGCACTTCGTCGGCGGCTTCGATTGGAACAAGCCACGCTCGCTTTGACGGATTCCACGACGAACCAGGCATTTGCCTAACGAGCGAAATGGTCTGAGCGTCGTAAGGGAATGAAAGCGCAAAGTTACGTTCGTGAACGCTGACGACTGAGCCGTTGCCCATATCAACGTCGGGCAAATCCTTCACTTCGTCGGTGAGGGTGATGTTGTATTCCTCGGCAATCTTGCGGACAAAACCCACACATTCCTTGGAGACAATCCACAACTTTTTTGCGCTATCCCAACGGCGATTGGGAATCGTGCGAACTGCGTCCACAATGTTCGGGTTGTAGTCGAAGCGAAGGGCGATTGACCCCTCTAAGATGAAGGCGTGACCGGCTGGCTCGGCGGGATTAGCGGACGTGTCTACCTCGTTGAGAATCGCCGTTGCACGTTCAGTGATTGGAATGTTGTAGCGACCAGCCCAAGTGACGACTGAGCCATACTTCGCCACGCTGACTTGCCAGCCTCGAAGGTCACGATTCCAAATCGCACCCAAGCCGGACTTCGGATAGGCAATGTCGCCGTAGGGCAAGAAAACCAGCACCTTGCCACCACGAACGTCAATGCAACGAATGTCGTCTGCACCACGGGCTTCCGGTGGTTCGGGAATGGCGGTGTAGTCAATTCCGCTCTTAGACAACTGACCCTGATACTTGTGAAGCATTGTCCACGCCTTGCGCTGAAGGGCTGGTGTCCACACTTCGGGCGGGGTGCTGGCAAGTTTCTTGCCAAACTTCGAATCAGTGCCGTTGAAACCTTGACCGTCGCTAGACGACGCACCGTCGCAACGGGCGGCTATCGCTTGGATAGCGGAAACGAGAATGGGATTTGGTGTGTGAGCGGTGGTTTGCTCTAGAGTCATAGTCATACCCATACTTTACCACGGTTGAGAGGCAGAATCTAGTTATTTTGGGCGGTTACAAGAGATTTCTTATAACCTAGGCGGAATTGCCTACTTACCTCGGTTGTGGTGTTTGAACAAGGCTTGCTCGGTGGTGTTAGCCCACTCCGCAATCGTGCGCCAAGTAATTCCGTGTTCACGGAGACGGGTGACGGTCTGGCGACGGTCAATTCCCAACTCCACGACCTTCTTCTCGCTATCACGCATTTGCTTGCATACGTCCTGAATGTGTTGTAGCAGTGAAGCGACTTCGGGCGAGTAGTCCTCGTCAATCGTCTTGCGGGTGGGTAGCGGGGTCATAGGGTCTTTGGGCATTGGAGTATTCCTTTCGCACGGTTGAGTGTAGTCGGGTTTGGAACGGGCTGTCTAGTTGGTTTCAGAAGAATCGCTTTTTACCACTTCAGCGACCTTGCATTGGTTGGCGCAGAACCACTCCCCAGACACAAAAAATGCCCGAAGACGACAAAATAAGCAGTGACCTGCCTCGACTTCGGTGGGGACTAGATTTTCCATAACCCCACTATACCTCAATAATGGTAATTTCTAGTGCGTCCCGTCCGAACTGCGGTGCTAAAAACGTCAGTTTGGTAACTATGTTGGCGTTATCGTCAATCAACACGCCTGCGTCCACAATTCCGTCAATGGCGGCTTTGACCACAGGGAAACAAGCCCCTACGTCTTGACGGTATCGAGCGTTCAGGACATACGGCTGAACCACGACCTCGATTTGTTCCAAATGTGGAACCATTGCGTCTTGCGCCAACTCGCAGAAAATCTGCCGCCAAGATTTCACTACTTTCGCCCGTGCGTGGTGGTGGACGGTGCGTTCCTTGTTGAGCGTGAAATCGGGGCGTTCTTCGTGAACAAGAACGTAGGACTTGGTTTTTTTGCTCACAGGCTCAGCACCTTGAAGGGCGCACGGACTTGGGCGGTGTGATACGCCGAGGCTTTGAGTGCGGTGGTAATACGGTCTTTGCCCGTCATAGTGGTTCCTTGCAGGGCGAACATTGCGGACATTGCCGATAAGCCTCCTGCGCCAATAGCCGTATAGTTCTCACGAAGTCGAACTACCGAGAAATCATTTCCAATTACCCATACGCCCACAACACTAATTACCAAAATCGTTGTGTCGTTTTCGGCTTGCGACGAAGAATTGGATATCCACCAACTTTCAAGGTGGTCACGGAGTTTGTGAGGGTCGCCAATAAAAGAATCGTAGGCAATCTCCGCAAGACGGAACCCCCCAGAAGCACCCAGAAGGTAATCCTCAGCCTTCCAAACCTTGATTTCGGTCAGCGACACGCTGTCTTCGTCAAATGCGCCGGAATCTCCGCCAATCCACGCTTGCTTCTTGTCGTGCCAGCCAACGATAACGGTCATAGGGCAAGAATACTAGACCCTAGTGAAATATTTAGATTGAGCCTCGCATACTTGTTCCAAAATCGTTGATTTGACGCATTACAGAGCCCCAAGCACAGTTGTAGTGGCGACCTTCGATACTGCCGTCGGCGTTGCGGGCAAAGTCCTTTTTAGACGGAATCCAAGTGACCTTCACATAGGAGTCAGGCTTGCTCTCTCCCTCGGCTGGCTCGCTCATCTTTTTTGCACAAACTTTGCAAACAACCTTGTCTATGTCGGGCGAACCCGCTGCCAACTCGACAGTTTGAGCGTTGCGAAGTCGAAGTTTGGAAAACGCTGTCTTGATAGCGGCGAGCGTGTCGCCAACTTGAATCTTGTGCCACTCCGAGTTGAGGTTGGAACGGAAGACACCGTTACGTCCAGCAACGTAGTCGTGGGTGTGAGCGTCGGGCATATGCTTACCCGCAATTTGGCTACTGCCAGCGGGGTAACGCCCCGAACCCGGCCCACCTTTAGTCAGCGGGAAGAAATGCTCGTTGATGAGATTTTCGGTGGAAAACGGGTTCGTCATACTTGTAACGATACAACAGGGTTGGTTATTTTCCGTTCTTGATTTGGAAGATGACCGACGGGTACGGGCGTGGGTCGGCAATGTGTTTTTTCGCCCCTGCCTCCGCCGTGGGCTTGGTGAAAAACCGCTCTAGCCACCCGCAAGAACACTTGGCTTCAAACATATTTCCAAACATTTGCGACTTGTAGTCCTCAACGGTTGCTGAGTGGTCATCATTCGCAAAAGCGGGAGCGGTCTTCTTCTTAGGGGGCATTAGATGTTGCGCTTGAACAATTCCCAGAACCGTGCGCCACGCTTGACGACAACAATCCATTGGTCGTAGCACATACGTCCCTCACGATATCCCACACACTCCCAAATGGTTCCAATGGGCGTGTTCCACGAATCGGGCAAGTCGCAGTTGTGCGGGCTGTAAATAATTCGACCCGTGGGCGGTTGAGGGTGGTGGTGTTCTACCTCAGGAGACGGCTTAGTGAAATGTTTGCGGTAAGCCTCTTCGCTCATCTTGGGCGCAGAAACAACCCGCCACGGCAGGTTCTTGTTTTCGGCGTTCCATTTGTTTATAAAATTCTTGCGCTCTTCGTCGGACATTACTTCCCCATAGCCTTGTGAGCCTCACGACGCTCTGCGTTTCGCCTGTGTAGTGAAGCACGGTTTACGGTTTGTATATTAGACCTGTGCTTGCGTAGGCGCAAGCGTGTTTCGAATCGAGCCAACTCACTGAAAAAAAACATCGGAAACCTTTAGGACTGAGGACGAATTGCAATCCACAATTGCGTGGGAGTAACAGTATAAATGTCGTCCCAATCAAAGTAGACACCGCCATATCGCAGTGCTTCCGCTGCAAGGGCTGAACAAATCCACGTTCCATTGCGTCGAACCGACAAAAACCAATCGGGGGTCAAAATGTCCGTGGCGATACACAGGTCGCTCAAAAGTCCATACGGTTTACCCACCTGAGCGTGAGCAAAGTCAGCCACCCTGTTTGGATTTACTTCCTTTGGCGGGTGAACAATATGAATTGACGCACCTGATTCAATTAGGTTGTGAAGGTTACTTACCACCACGCCCTTCAGGGTCGCTTGGGCAATCCAAATTTCGTTAGCAAGTTCCCCAACGCTTACCACAACAAAGGTGTGGTTCCACTCACACTCACGCCACTTTAATTTTTCACCGGCTCTAATCAAGCCACCAAGAACTCCGGTGGTGTGGGCAAATCCAATATCGCCAACTTTGATTTCGCCTTCAGTGACGAGGCGGGGCATTTTTAGGGAAGCGGTCACGGGTAAGAGCCTACAAGTCATTCCCAAGAATGTTTGGTAAGCCCTAAAGCGTGGGCTTCTTCGGGGTTGTCTTCAATCCAAGTGTTGTGGTGGTTGCAGACCAAAATGATTCCCGATACGTCAAGAAGGTTCTCGTCTGTGCGTCCAGCCCGTGCCCGTGAGAGGATTTCGTGTCCGTTCACTTCGCCCCAGCACATTGTTGGGAGAATGTCTCGAACTGAACATTTCCAATCCTCACGCTTGCCGAAATGCTCTTCGAGAGCGATACGGCGTTTCTTATTTACTTCTTTGCGTCTGTCGCTTATTGGCTTCAGGGCGGTGCGCTTCATCGTCGAAGTCTTGCGCTCTAACGGCTTGCGTTGCAGCGTTTTTGTTTGACGCTCAGAAGCCCGACAGGACTTGCACCGTGGCAAATACTTGTCGGGCTTGTCTTTGCGTTGAATGAACTCGGTTAGTGGCAGTATCTCCCGACACGACCCGCACCGCTTGTTGTCCATTAGTTGTCGTCTTTCAGGCGGAAGCAGTGGTTAATCACAGCGACTATCAGCACCAAGGCATTTATGCCCAGCCAAAAACAAACGACGTTGAACAATTACTGCAGAGTGTTGTTGGCGTTCGACAAGGCGTTCGACAGGTTCTCAATGTCTTTGCCAACCGCCGAACTTGCGTCGATGAAGCCCTGCGTCACGTCGCCACCGTTCTGAATGTTCGAGATTGACGTAATGCCCTCAAACGAAAGCGTCTGAACATCGTTTGCCAATTGTTGAACTACCTGAGTGGTTGTCACGTCGGGCGAGATTGAGTCAGAGTCCAAGTTCGTAGCGTCCTGCCCCAGCGTTGCGAGGTCAGAGGTAGCCGCAGAAGCGTCGTTGTTGTTCAGGTCGGCAAGCGTGGTGGTGTAGTCCGAACGGAACTGCGAGAAAAGGGGCTGAAAGTTTGCTTTCCAATCAGACCACTGCGACGAGAGGCTCTGCGTCGTAGGGGTGGTGTCCTGAGTCGAGGGCGTGTTGTTGCTATTTCCATTGTTGTTACCACCGCTCGCACCGGCGATAATCAAAACCACCACAACGACGGCAACGCCAATAGCAATCTTGGCGTTCTTACTCAGGGTGTTCCAGCCCGACTTCGGTTCAGCCGTCGGGGTGGGGGTTGGGGTTGCTTCCATTGTCTGTTCCTCCTTGGGAATCAGTCGCCTTGTGGCGCACTGAGAGACTCTACCACAGTTGATTTGAGAAGCGCAACATTTCCTGATTCAAGGGCAAATCCCTTGCTTGCGATAATTTGCTGGTCGGACTTGTTTTTGAGTTGTTCATACATTTTGTTGAACTGCGCTCGAACCGTCGTGATGTTATCCGTCTGGCAGATGTGCCAGTAACCCAATGCCTTGACGGTTTGACGAATCAAATCGTGCGACCAAGGGGGGCGAGCCTCAAACTGATAAACGCCGTAGCGTTCAGCCACGTCCTGCACTTCAACCCACGCCTCGGCCGGAGACGGGGCAAGAAATCCTTGTAACTCGGCGGACTTTTTGCGGAGAGCCGCCACACTCGGCGGACGTTCTTCGGTCAAAATCCATTGCGTCGCCGCTTTATGAATTACGGTGGCGGGAATGTCCTGCAGTGCCCTGTGAAATACCAGCACGGTTTCCTTGGGCGCACTCCACGACGGATATGCGCCTGCGATAATAGCCATCACCTCGGCTGTCTCTTGCGGTGTGGTCACTGAACTTCCTCCAAAAATTGTATGATTCCGCTAAAGCCCTTGGGCTGTGTCTTCTTGAAATCCTTTTCCGCCTGAAGACGAAGGCGGTCATACTGCTTACGCAACTTGGCGGGGCTGAGAATGTTAGCCCGCCAGAAATCGCTGGCTTGTGCCCAGCGAATCAGAACCTCGACCTCAACGGGGTCACGCTTGTCTATGCGAATGGTCTTCTCAATGTCTCGCACCCACGCCGCCGTAACCGTTGGGGGCTTACAGCCGTTCTCGACAATCAACGTGGCGAGCAGCGTCGCTAAACGGTGAGGCTCAACCCACTTGCCCGCAGTCAAATCGTTTGCGGTTAGTTCGTCGTCGTCAGGGTCATAAATCTCAGCCTCGACAACGACGAAAGAATCCGCCCCGAAGGGTGCGGCCTCCATTTCAGTTATTTCTACTTCATCAGTATTTACTAATAAATCAGTTCTTACTATGTCTACGGGTTTGCCGTATACGGCTGAACCGTTTACGGTTTTACCGTATACGGTTTTGCCGACTACGGTGGAATCGGAAATGTCGTGGACGATTCGTTCCATTTCACTAAACTCGCCACCTTCGCAGCGGGTCTGTTCCTGCGTGATGTAACCAGCCGTCTCTAGTTCGTTGAGGATTCGATAAACCTTCTCTCGACCAGCGGACGGCGATTCACTGATGAGGTGCTTTACGTTCACCTTCCAATGGTCGGGCTTGGATAGGAGATAAACGAGAAGCCCACGGGCTTCCCAAGACAAGCGGGAATCGGTGATTGTCGGATTACTGACGATAGTGAAGTTCCTACGAAGGGCTGAGGGCGAACGACGAATAGCCACGGTGTCTCCTTTCTGTGTAAGTGGAGTAGCACTCTACACTCAACTGTCGTCAAATGGGTGTAGACACGAAAAGACCACCCCAGCATTTCTGCCAAGGCGGTCTTCTCCACTGCGGGTCTGCCCTACGAGGGAATGACCTCTTCGGCTTCGCCGTCCCCACCCTCAATGTAAGTCAGAAGGTCAATGACTTCCTGATAACGGGTTTCGGTGAGTTGCGCCACCTTCGGCAAGTTTGCCTCCGACCACGCCTTCTTCAACGCCGACTTAGTTTCGGGATTGAGGTTGGCAATGCGGTTCTCGACAGCGTTGCGCTTGTTTGAGTCAAGCAACGGCTCGCCAGCGTTGAGCCACGTCGTGAACGTGTCCAATGCTTCCTGCGAGTTAGCCGGAGTAAAGGTGCGGTCAGCGAGAGCGACGCAACGGGTCTTTGATACGGAAGCACGGTGCTGAGCGTCAATGTCGAAGACGAGGGTGAACTCGTATTCGATACCGTCACGCTGTTGCGGGGCGAGTCCGACTTTGCGAATTTCGGTCTTGCCCTTCTCGTTCTTGTCCATAGCCCACTCGGTCTTTGAGCGCATAGTGACGACAATGTGCCCGTTGAACGAGAGCAGTGCGTCAATCATCTGCTGTTGAATCGGAGTGCCGACCGCCCACGCACGATACGAATTGTTGAGACGAGCGTTTGCTTCCTCAACAATTTCGAGAGTACCTCCCTTGCCCGACCAGAAGTGAGTAAGTGAGTCAATGACGACGACCGCATACTCTTCTTGCTCGGCAACACGAAGAACCTCGACGAGACGCTGGGGGTTGTAGGGCGGTGAAAACGACAAGGTGTCGAAAGCAAACTTGTCTGCGTAGAGCGAAGCGGAACTGCGCTCGGTGTCTATCACGGCAATCTTTCCGCCGTCAGCCAACTCGGTTGCCATTTGCAATGACCAATAGGTTTTGCCGGAACCGGACGGCCCGCTGAAAGCGACCCGTGCCTTTGCCTGCGACTTCTTTGCCTTGCTAAACAATGAACTACTCATTTTGAGCCTCCTGTATCTATCTGTCCTAATGTCCTGCGGTCAGTGTAGTGCGTAAACACAACCCCCGTCAAGTCAAGAAACCGTGGAACCCCCGTTTAGTAGTTTCCCTTGTACCGTGGAACCCCCGTTTAGTAGTTTCCCTTGTAATTACAGGGGTTTGAAGTTTCTTGTTCAATGATTTGCAATCTTCACTCAACCATAGTAGAGTTCACTACGTCACAACGACACGGACGCAAGGAGGAACCAAATGTCCGAAGTAAAACAAGACACACTTCTCGAAGAAGTAACGCTTCGTGAGAAGGCTCAGTATGAAGGCAAGACGTTTGGCAGTCTTCGCTTGACCAACATCACTTTCGAAATCTCGCTGAGCGAGAAAAACGATTGGGTCATCACCGCAAACGAATACAACGGCGAGGGCAGGTTCTTCGTCAGCGGATTCATCAGCGGTGATTCAGCGAAGTCGGCAATGGACGTGGCGATTGAGGTTATGGCGAATCCCCTGCTTACCAACGTCTACAACGTCGAGGCGCAGTTGCAAATGGGCTACGACCTATTGAGCGTAATTGCAGTGTCACACGACTCTGCAATCATTTAGTTTCAACAACAAGGAGAGAAAAACAATGGAAACCA